AGGATGCCGCCGCATGACTGACATCGCCACATAAGATGGTCTCACATGACTGACATCGCCACATAGATTAATATTACCTCACGGACGTCACCACATGAGAGGAATTTTTTTTATCTTTTTTTTACCCTTTTCAACTTACCTTTTTGACCACTTCACACTATAATAGATAGATGTATCTTTTATTTTACCCTAGGACTTTTTTTCTTAAAAGTGTAGCTAATTATTCGGTCTCATAAGGGTGTAATAATGGTCGCGCAAATAGCGCAAAGAAGTTCCCCCGCGAACAAGCCGCGGGCTTTTCTATCATTTAAAAACGGAGACACCTTATGAGTATTGCCGACAATACCATTGGGGGAAGCGCCCCCAAAAATACTGTCACTAAGCTGCCCACTTCATACCAGAATTTTATCCACAAGAGCCGATATGCGCGGTGGAGCGAGGAACTGGGGAGGCGAGAGAACTGGGATGAGACGGTGCAGCGATATGTCGACTTTATGTGCGACGTACAGTGCGAGGGCCTGGTGCCACGAAGCACAAAGGAAGAATTGCGCAGTGCTATATTAAATCTTGAAGTCATGCCTTCTATGCGCGCCTTTATGACGGCAGGAAAGGCATTGCAGCGGGACCATGTGGCCGGTTATAATTGCGCCTACACAGCAGTCGACGATGTGCGCGCCTTCGATGAAATTCTCTACATATTGATGTGCGGGACTGGCGTGGGATATAGTGTGGAGGCCGCCTTTGTCAGCAAGCTGCCCGCAATCCCAGAAGAATTCTACGAAACTGACACCACCATCGTGGTGCGCGACTCGAAGATTGGTTGGGCTGCGGGCTTCCGTGAACTTGTCTCGCTTCTCTATGCGGGCCAAGTGCCCTCGTGGGACCTCTCCAGGGTGCGGCCGGCCGGTGCACGCCTCAAGACCTTTGGTGGGCGCTCCAGTGGTCCTGCGCCCCTCAACGAGCTTTTCAACTTCGCAGTCAACACCTTCAAGGAGGCGGCGGGCAGACAGCTGCGGCCAGTTGAGGCAAGTGACCTTGTCTGCAAGGTGGCTGAAATAGTCGTTGTGGGTGGAGTGCGGCGCTCAGCACTAATCTCCCTCGGGGACCTTGAGGATCGCGACATGAGGGCGGCAAAGACGGGAGCCTGGTGGAATACACATGGACATCGGCGCCTCGCAAACATCTCGGCCGTCTATAACGGGCGCCCCAACTTGGCAACCTTTATGAAGGAGTGGACCGCTCTTTACTCCTCCATGAGTGGCGAGCGTGGCATTTTCAACAGGAGGGCGGCCCGCAAGCAGTGCGAAAAAACTGGGCGGCGGGAGTTCGAGGGGCACGCCTTTGGAACCAACCCATGTAGCGAAATTTTATTGCGTTCTTGCGAGTTCTGCAACCTGACAGAGGTCGTGGTTCGCAACAGTGACACCTTTGCCGACATAGAGCGGAAGGTTCGACTCGCATCCGTCCTAGGTACTATTCAGGCCACCCTTGTGGACTTTCGCTATCTGCGTAAAAAGTGGCGAAGAAACTGCGAAGACGAGCGACTCCTGGGGGTCTCCCTCACTGGCATCATGGACCATGAGGTTTTGCGCTCCGTTGACGCCTCCTTTACCAACAATGGCATCACTTACACGTTGCCCCAGGCTCTCGAATATTTCAAGCAGGTTGCAGTCGACTCCAACAATGAGTGGTCCGCCAAGTTTGGCATAAAGCCAGCGGCGGCCATTACTTGCGTGAAGCCCTCGGGCACCGTGAGTCAGCTGGTCAACTCTGCCAGCGGCATTCACGAGCGATGGAACGCCTTCTATGTGCGCAACGTGCGGGCTGACAACAAGGATCCCCTCACCTGCATGATGAAAGATGTCGGCATCCCCCATGAGCCCGCTGCCGAATCCCCCGACCACATGACTGTCTTTAGCTTTCCTGTTGAGAGCGACAACGGGAGTTCGCGCCACAATAGGAATGCTATAGATCAATTAAATCACTGGCTTATTTATCAGCGCCACTGGTGCGAACATAAACCCTCCATCACTGTCTACGTGGGCAAGGACGAGTGGTTTAAAGTTGCCGACTGGGTCTGGGAACACTTCGATGAAATTTCCGGCATTGCCTTTCTCCCCAAGGATGAAAGTGAACACCGCTATACGCAGTTGCCTTATCAGGATTGCGAGAGAGAAGATTTGGAGCTGCTTAAGCAGAAAATGCCGACGGAGATAGATTGGGCAATGCTTTCACGCTATGAAAAGGAGGATACAACGCGGGGTTCTCAAACCCTCGCGTGCACTGGAAACAGTTGCGAAATAGTAGATCTTTTATAAGAAGAAAAATTTTTTAGTGTATTTTATTGTATGCAGGTGTAGCACCGCATGGATAAAAGAGAGGAGTTATAATGCCTTCACAACCAAGCGACGGTGAGCCCGACTTCACGGTGGGCGCCATCGAGAAGATCAAAGATGAACACTGCATAATATCTAAGAAGGGCAAGAACCTAGGATGTTACAAAACTAAGGAGGAAGCCCTAACTAGGTTGCGACAAATTGAATTTTTCAAGCGTAATGGCTTTGTAAAGGGCGACCTGATTGTTAAGGAAGCGCCCGATATGGTTCACTATGAATCTACAACGGCTGTGTCCCGAGAAGACCAGCTGGGCGCCATTAAAAAAAACCTTAAAGGCTCACTCGACAAGACCCTTTGGAATACTAATAAAGAAGTAGAATAAATAAAGAGGTATCTATTTGAATGATCTCAATTATGAAGATATTGAGAGTGTTGTAGAAGATCTCGCTCGGATTAAGCGGAAAAAATATGCTCGGCGGTTTATCGATGCGGATGATATCGCCCAAGAAGTCCGCATTAAGTGCTGGAAGAGCATTCACATATATGATCCAGAGCGAGGGCAGTCTATACGCACCTTCCTCAATGTTTGTACGGAAAATCACCTTCGCAATCTCATGAGGGATAACTTTGTAACTTTCAATCCCCCCTACAAAAAGGACCCAGAGTATTTTGACAAGAGCGGGCAGCCAACCGAAAAGGCACTGAGGGACGAAAAGATACAGAAATACATGAGGAGATATAAGAGGAAGCGGGCGGTTAAGATGCCTGCCTCGGTGGACCGTGTGTTCGCCAATACCGCGGAGGGCATGCCTTGCACGCATGATCACGCTGGTCATGTCAACTTAGATGTTTCCATACGTCAAGTCTTAAGAGATAAGCTGCCAAAGTGCGTCGAGTATTACGATGTTTTAATCACTGGTGGATCTGTGCCTAAGTTCATTAGGGTCCAGATACAACAAGTGGTGAAGGAAATTATGCAGGAGAATCATGGTGGCCAAACGGGGTCGTCCTAAGCGGAAAATAGAAGCCGAAAAAAACTTCTCTCTATCGGAAATGAAGCCTCCTCCCAAGATCAAAAAGGGCCGCTTTGCGCCCCACGAGGAGTCTTACATCAGGGGTCACTATATGACCATGTCTGACAGGGAGATCGGTGACTTCCTTAATCGGGAGGCGGCGGCCATAACGAGGAAGCGTCAAGCCATGAAGCTTGGCAAGAATCAGGGTCGCCCCAGCAATGAGTCCAAGGCGGATGCACAAAGGTCGAAGTCTGACAAGCAGATAGACCGAGACATGTATGCCACTCTTTCCAACGAGGAGAAAAAGATTCTCTTCAAAAAGAAGTTCAAAAATACCGAGAGGTATCGTCAACTCACTACGACCCTGGACGAGGATGAGCTTAGGGCCTACATAGAGAGTTTTCTTGACTATATGTTTCAATTTGAAACCATCTTGAAGCACGAGGAAGACACCTTGCACCTGGCGGTTCTTGAGATGATACGTCAACAGAGATTTTTGCGCTCCCAGGTTCGCGTTAGAGATGCGATTTCGAACGGCGACTCAGCAGCCACCCTGACGGGCAGGCTGGAGATACTTGATCGGCGCTACAAGGAGAGCGTTGAGCTTTATGACCGACTAATGAGCAGTCTGCACGCCACCAGAGACCAGCGTCTTAAGCACAAGGAAGAAAACAGGGTTAGCCTTGTTTCCGTGGTCCAGGCACTTCAGGATGAGGAGGCTCGCAGGTTGGCAGGAGAAGAAGCAGCCATGATAGAGGCGGCTAAAAAATATGCTGGAGATATTATGCGAAACAATGGACACCTGATGGATTGAGTATGACTAAGGAAAAAACTCTCCCCATCTTTATTCGAGATACGCGGGAGCACAAGGGACATGGCTTCAAGTGGCGCAGCTGTAAGAAGTGGGGCAAAATGGAGACCGCCATGCTTAAGTATGGCGACTATTCCATTAAGGGGTTTGAGACCAGCTTTGCCGTGGAGCGGAAGGGGAGCGCATCTGAATTCATCGGAAATCTTATAACCAATGACAAAAAGAGGTTCCACAGGGAGCTGGAGGTTTTATCAACTTACAAGTCGGCCTGGATCGTCTGCGAATTTAATGTGGCGGATCTTAGGAAGGCCATATTTTATATACCGAAGAGGAAAAGAAAATACTTCTCCATAGATAAAATCCTAGGTGCTATTTGTTCCATAATGTGCAAATACGGAATACCTGTGATTTTTGCAGGCAACAATAAGGATGCGAAAATCTTGTCGCAGAAGTTGATGCTGAAAGCCATGAAGTACAATAAGTAGTATGGAAATAATCAAGAGAAAAACACTTCAGGACATCGCAGTGTCGGAGCAGATTTATGATATCATTAGCCCCAAGGAGATGTTCAATTATTTCATTGATACTCCCGCTAATCTCCGCATTGAAGACCCCTACCAGGAATTTGTCCAACTCTGCCGAACAAACCTTGGCTTTGCAGCCCACGCCATCATAGGCAGTGGTGACTTTGAGCTTTTGCCTTTCCAGTCTGTGATATTGGATACGCTGTGGAATAAAACCTTCCCAATACTTCTGATGACACGCGGTGGTGGAAAGACGACCATGCTTGCAGTTTATGCCATCTTGAGGGCCATATTGGATCAGAGTGCCGCACGTGGTTCTAAGGTAGTAGTTACGGCCGCCTCTTTTCGACAGTCCAAGGAGGTCATGCGCAATATTGAGACTCTTTACAAGCGCAGCCCTCTTTTGCAAGAATGCTCGGCCTTCGTGGGTGGGCTGAAGAAAAACAATGACAAGTGGGAGTTTCAATTTGGCAACTCTACTATAACGGCGCTGCCACTCGGTGACGGTCAAAAGATCCGCGGTATTCGTGCAACCAGTATTTTGTGCGATGAGTTTGGCAGTGTGCCCGAGGAAGTTTTCAACGTGGTGGTCCGTGGCTTTGCAGCGGTGTCGGCAAATCCGGTCGATGCTGTAAGGAAGAAATATCGTCGTGCAAAACTGTTGAAACAAGGTTTTAAGGCGGATTTTATATCGGAAGACAATGTATTCGATAATCAAATTATCCGCAGTGGCACGGCAACCTATGAGTTTAATCACTTCTATCAAATATACGACAGATATAAAAAGATAATCAATCATAAAATCATTGGCAATAGTAGCGATAAAAAAGTTAAAGAGATACTTGGCACTGATCTTCTGGAAAATGCTGCCCTAGATTATAGGAAGATCGCCATCATTAGTATGCCGTATGAGTCGATTCCTCGTGGCTACATGGATGAAACAATGATTAACGAGTCTAAGATCAGCATGACTCAAGACCAGTTCGACATGGAATATAATGCGAAGTTTATTGTAGATAGCAAGGGGTTCTTTAAAGCCTCCGCAATTGACTTGGCGACGCCGCGCACCACTGATCCAAACTATTTTCACATAGAACTGGCCGGGAATCATAAGTTTGAGTATGTTATGGGCGTGGATCCCGCTAGGTGGTCAGATGACTTTGCGATAGTTATCTTGAAAGTCTTAAAGAACTCGCATCGACTTGTGTATGCAAAGAAGTGGAACCAGAAAAACTTCGGTGTGATTGCCAATACAATTAGGGACCTAGTTAAAAAATTCAACATAAAGAGGATTGGAATAGATAAGGGCGGTGGTGGCGCGGCAGTCATGGACTTCTTGCAGACGCCGGAAATGATTCCCGCTGGGGATACACCTTATTGGGAGATAGGTGATAAGACAAATGCGGATGGTATTAAGATTCTTAACATGGTCAACTATATGGGCAAGTGGCTTATTGATGCCAACTATGCCTTGTGTGCAGATATAGAACAGAAGAGACTTCTCTTCCCCTATAATGTAGATGAAAATAAATATGCTGGAGAAGATGTAAGGAAGGCTACAGATGTGATGGACCTAGTTAAAGAGTGTAAAAATCAACTGGTCCAGATAGAAGTTACGGCAACCTCTAAGAGCGAAATCGAACACTTTGATCTACCACCCGAACTAAAGTGGAAGAGAAAAAAAGATCTTTATTCTGCTCTCGTAATTGCGGCCGATGAAGCCAGGAGGCTGAAAATTGATGATGCTAGATTGCCATCCTGGGATAATGAGTCTATTGGCGGATCAGTTACGGAGTATATAAGATAGAGAAATATTTTAAAGACGGAGAAAAGTATGTCTAAAAACAACGGAAGCAAGAAAAACAACGGTTCCGTCAAAGGAATAGTTGACTTACCAGCATCCAAGAGATCTCAGCTAGGTCTCGACGACGTTGAAAGCCTGGACGCCCTAGAGGAGGCTATACGTGCAACGCATGCTATGTCTTCATATTTGAAAAACTCTAAGGCTGTTGGATCGCACAAATCTTCCGCGAGCATGATCAAGAGTCGATCCTTGAATCAGAACGTGAAATACCACAATATAATAAAGGAGTGCGTAGATATATATTATACGACTCCCGTGGTTCGCAATATAATTGATCTAATGGTTGATTTTGCGAGTGAAGGGTTGAAAATTGAACACAAAGTAGACTCTCAACAGCGCTTCTATGATGAGTGGGCGCGGAGAGCCGGCTTCTATGAATTAATTCCACAAATCTTTCACTCAATCTTGCTTACGGGCAATTGCTTCGTGATGAAGAGGACGGGAAAAATCTCAGCATCGGTTCAGAGAGAGATGACGAAGGGCTCTTTGGAGTTCCCCAATGTTAAGAATCGCGTGGTTCCAATCAGCTATACTATCTTGAATCCAACTAGAATTGAAATAGAACAGTCAGAGCTTTTTGATGAGCGCATAATACAGTTCCGATTATCAGATGCCGATGTAAAAAAAATAAGGAAGCCCTCAAGTAAGAATCAAAAGGATGTTTTGAAATCAATGTCCCCCAATGTCAGAGCGGCCGCACTTAAAACTGGCGTCGTAGCACTTGAAGATGACAAGGTGACCCCTCTATTTTATAAGAAGCTCCCTTGGCAATCGTGGTCTTATCCGCTAATCTTCTCGTGCATTGATGATATAAATTTCAAAAAGATGCTTCGCCAGATGGATGAAAGTTCGGCGGCCGATGTTATCAAGGCTATTGTTATTTTCAAGCTGGGAAATACTAAGGAAAATTTTGGGGCCACGCAGGCCATGTTTAGCAAATTTGCAACTCTATTGAAAAATCCAGCAGAAGCAAAAAATATTGTTTGGAATGATCTCATAGATGTTATGGATTCTTACCCCCCTATTGATAAAATTCTGGGCAGTGAAAAGTATGATGTTGTTGATAGGGACATCCTTACTAATTTTGGTGTCAGCGAGGTTCTTGTTTCTGGTCGGGCAGGTAATTATAGCAGCGCTTTCTTGAGCGTTCGCACCCTGCAAGAAAAACTAGAAACCATACGCACATATGTTATGAACAATTTTGTAATTCCAGAGCTAATGCAAATACAGCAGGCTGTAAATTTTCGCACCAAACCACAGGCTCGCTTTACATCTATGAGCCTACGGGATGAGCAGTCAGAGAAAAAACTCCTGATGGGACTGTTGGATCGCAAAATTATCAGCGCACAAACCATGCACGAAACTCTCGGGCTCAGCACTGATATAGAAAAGATACGGATTGCTAAGGAAGCAGGAGATGCTAAGCTTAATTTCCTCGGTCCCTTCAATCCGGTTGGGACGGAACCTCATAGTGCTCCCGTGGGAAGACCCTCTGAAACCACCGACATTAAACAAGAGACGGAGAGAAAAACTAAACCCACAGGTCTTGGGTTGGGTGCAGATTTTCTAAGGAGAATACATAGGTGGACCAGGGGTAGGTGGTGTGAGAAGAACGGGACCTCTATGAATGCCGAGGCTCAAAAACAAATAAATATTCTTGCAGCCATGGCCTTTGGAGGCATTGCCTATACTGAGAATTTAAATGACATCGTTGTGGAAGATGCAATTTTCAGGGTAGAAGATAGTATGAAAAAGGGCAAGATCCCCCATATGAACAAGATATGTGCATCAATAAGAGGTGATATGTCGGTTGACTGCTTATACGAAGCTATTTGTAATGCAAAGGTAGGAGGCTAGGATGGGTAAGAAGAAGAAAAAAGAAAAGAGTAAGAAAGCATGGTCACAAAATGTTGACCTAGAGATTTTACCCGCTATCTTTGTGTCAACCGGGATGAATCGCAATGATGATGTTTTCCTTCCGGAGGAGACTTGGGCGGCAAGGAATACCATCATTAATAAGCCGGTCAATCTTTCCCATGATAACGAAGAAATTGTTGGTCACATCTTTGAGGCCTACATTGTAGATCAGGAAACTGGCGAGCGCTATGCAATAGCTGAGGAGGCTGAGGAAGAAGATGAAATTGAAAACATCCCGTCTTCTTTCGATATCGTCACCAATAGTTACCTTTATAGGATGCAGTTAAGAGAGAAGCTTAAAGACATCATAGAAGGCGCAGAGGCTGGTGAGAAATTCGTCTCCATGGAGGTGTTCTTCTCTGACTATGACTACCTGGTCGGCACAGCAATTGTGGACCGCAATGAGGAGACAAGCTTCTTAGATCAGGCATTAAGAGCGAAGGGTGGAAGTGGGGACTTCGATGGGGAGCGCGTGGGGCGCATACTGAAAAACATGGTCTTTGGAGGCATGGGGATTGTAGATAATCCTGCAAACCCTCGGTCCTTGATCTTGCTTGGCCCCAATTTGAGCCCGGAAAACCGGGGTTTAGCTGAGGCTGATAAAGAGGAAGGTGAAAAAGTAGGGGAATATTGTGTAATAGTAGATGACGAAATTGCTGTCGCGAATTCGGATAACGAGGAGAATCGTATGGAAAAGAAAATTGAAAAGCTGGAAGTCCAGTTGGCTGCGGCCGAACAGGAGGTCGATGAGTTGAAGCAAGGCGAAACTCAGAAAACCATCTCTGAACTTCAGAGCGAGAATGATGCCCTTAAAAGCAAAATAGAAGAGATGCATGAAACCCTTGCCAGCAAGGAAGCATCGCTTAATAGTTTGACAGAGGAAATGATAACTGTCACCGAAAAGGTTCAAGAGATAAGTAAAGAGCAGGAGAGGCTAATCGCTCGCAATACTGAGCTTGAAGAGCAGGGTATTGAGGCACGCGCTGCAGTTCGTTTGCAGAAGATACAGGGTTTCGAACTCAGTGATGAGGATCTTAGCTTTGTTCTTACAGAAGTGCGCGGGATGAGCGACGAAGACTTTGCAAGCTACCTTGTTCGCGCCGAGCGGATGTGGAAGCGAAAGATTGTTGAAGTACCCGTGGTTGAGACTAAGGTCGAAGCCTCGGTCAAGGTACTCAACGAAACAGATTTGGCACACGCTGCTCTTGAAGACGCAGCTAGTAACCCCGAGAATGTGGTCTTTAATGGTGAAGACGACGGGGTTTTGCATGAAGTGGCTCTTGCCGTTGAGAGCATTTGGGCGAAGGAGGAGTAAGAAATGGCGCTTAAAGGTGAAAGAGAAGTCCTTGCGACCAATGTTTACTTTACGGCTACAGCCGCTAAAGACATGGCGCGAGGTCTAGTACTGGTGGCGAATGGAACAGAGGGCGACATAATGACTCTCCCCATAGTTGGAGCACCGGCTTACAAGCCTGTTGGGTTGCTTCTAGACGATGTTGAGGATCTAGATTTTACAACTCGTCCGCAAGTTTTTGCGCGTAATGTTGTTCCGCGTGGAAGCGAGATTAGTCTGTTGACCAAGGGTCGTGTAAAGACAGATCAAATTTCTGCAACCACGGTTGCGGCAGGCGAGAAGGCTTATCTGGATGTCGGTGCGACTCAGGCCGATTCTGGCAAAGTAACAAACGTTGTGGGCTCAGGGCTCGTGGTTGGACATTTTGAGTCGGCAAAGGATGCGGACGGCTATGCTCGCCTCTGGGTTGACATCGAAGGCGCATAAGGAGGTTATGATGAAGAAGAGCATGATAGATCTTAGAAAGGCACTGGCTTCGAAAGAAGCTACTGAGGTGCTCAAGAAGACTGCAAGTGCGGATCGCGCTGAGTCTCAGCAGTATCTCCGCGCTTTTGCACAGCAGTTTGCACCAGTGCTTAAACAGGCTGTCTTTGACGAGGATTCTCTCGGAGACATTTACACGCGGATTCCGGTCGAAGCTGGCGCCACCCCGCGCTTCCCACTTGACTTTATTGCTCCTGGCACGGAGGATGACTTTGTCTCCTTTACGATGCCGAAGCAGGGTCGGGTTCCTGAGAAGCATGTGGAAGGTGACGAGCTTTTTATCCAAACCTACAAGATTGCCAATGCAATTGATTGGGACTTGGATTATGCCCGCGATTCTCGCTGGGACGTTATTGCACGAGCGCTAGACGTTTATAAGGCAGGCTTCACGAAGCGCCTTAATGATGACGGCTGGCATGTGGTTCTTGCGACGGCCAACAGCGGTGGTTTTATGATTGAGGACGCAAATGCCGCGACGGCGGGTAACTTCACCCCTGGTCTCATTTATCGCATGAAGACCATACAGAAGCGTCGTAGTCGCAATGGCGATCTTACGGATCTCTATATTTCCAGTGAAGCCTGGGAAGATATCCGTAACTGGAGCACAACTGAGGTTTCCGACAATGTTCGGGAGCGACTCTTCTTTGCGCCAGATTTCAAGAGCGTAGGCTCTATCGGTGGCGTAAACCTTCATGAGCTTCGTGAGCTTGGAGAAGGAACCGGTGGCGTGGCTGAAGAGTATCAGCAGTATCTCACCAGTACTCTCGGTGGGGCGCTTAGTACACAGACCAACACTGATGTTGAACTTGTCGTAGGTCTTGACTTGTCGAAGCGTGACTCCTTCATTATGGTGGAGCGCGGTGAGATGGAGACTTTCGAGACTGGCGAGCAGCTTCATCGTCAAGG